GCATCGAACTGCAGTTCGACCAATGGTGGCAGCCCGGTCAGCCCCTACGCCGATACCAATCCGTTTTATGCGGTCGTCGGCGCGCCGCAGAACGCCCCGGCGCCGGCCGCCAGCGCATCGACCGCGCCGGTCATCGTCACCTCGACGGTGTTGCCGCCGACAGTCACCATCACCCCCAGCGCGCAACAATCGCTGTCCATGATCGCCAACTCCGACCCCGTGCTGGCTCCCATGTCCATCGCCAGCCTCGGTGCAGCGGCGGGCGTTATCGCCGCCGGAGTGTCCGTCAAGTGAGTACCCCCTTCGACCGTCCGCTGTATGGCTACCGTTTCATCCTGACGCGCCACGGCGATACCCTGCAAAAGATCGCCGCGCGCGAGCTGGGCGACGCCGGTCGCTGGGCCGAGATCATCGTCTTGAACGGCATGGTGCATCCTTACATGACCGACGACTCGGCTGCCGTAGTTGCCGGCGTCTTCCTGACCGGCGGCTACATCACCATTCCGGCATCCTCGCCAGGCGCACAGACCAACGACCCGAACGCCGTATTCGGCCAGGATATCGCATTGACCGACGGCAAACTCACTTTTGCGGATGGCGATATCGCCGTGGTTAGCGGGCTGGCGAACCTGAACCAGGCGCTGATCAACGCCGTGGGTACCGACCAGGGCGAGTTGCTCTATCACACCGGCTACGGCTGCCTGGTGCGCCAGATCATCGGCGGCAAGAACGACCCGACCGATGTTTTACTCGCCGCCGACTACGCCAAGACAACCGTAGCGGCCGATCCGCGCATTGCCAGCGTCACCAGCGCCGTCGGCACGGCAGTCGGCAACGCCATTGCAGTAACGGTCGATGCAGTCACCGTCCAGGGCACCACGTCCTCGACCGGCGTCACCTACTAAGGAATTGTTTGGCATTTCAGATCAAGAATTTCGTCTCGATCGTCGCCGCGATGATCAACCGGATGAAGGCGACGCAGACGCAGTTGACCGATTTCAACGTCGGCGCGGTGGGGCGCACGCTGGTCGAAGCACCGGCAGCGGAAATCGACCAGCTCTATCAGCAAATGTTCAATGGGCTGCGCGAAGCGATCCCCGTCGCGGTGTACCAGTCGTTCTCGTTCCCGCCGTTAGCCGCTGCCGGCTCCACAGGAACGATCCAGATGACCGTCGCCGCATCTCAGGTGGCCACGCTGGTGGCGGCAGGGACGCTGTTCGCCTCGACCGTCACGGCGGTCACCTATGCGGCGACCTCCGATACCGTCGTTCCCGCTGGCGTTGCTTCGGTCAACGTTCCGGTCGCGGCGACCGTGACCGGATCGGTCACCAATCTTGTTGTGGATGTGTCGTTCACGCCGACGCCATCGCCGTCCGGTTTCGTTTCCGCCGTCAATCTCGCGCCGTTCGTCAATGGGCGGGATGCGGAAACCACGGCCCAGCAGCAAGTCCGCTTTAATGCTTTCATCGCCTCGCTACCGCGCGGCACCATCCCCGCGCTGTATTACGGCATGAGCGTCGCCTCGGTGCTGGACGTCAACGGCAACGTGATCGAGCGTCCGGTATTTACGTCGGTGGTCGAGCCATATCTGACCGACTTAACCCAGCCGATCAGCCTGGTCAACTGCTACGTCCACAATGGGGTCGGCGGAACCTCTGCCGCCTTGGTGAAAAACGTCGCCTCCTCGCTCTACGGGCATTACACTTCCGCCGGCGTCGCGGTGCCCGGCTACAAGGCGGCGGGCGTCAAGGTGGTGGTCGCAGCGGCAACCGAGATCGATGTCAACGTGGCCGGGGTCATCACGGCAGCGACCGGCTATTCGACTGCCGACACAGAGGTCAACGGGGTCACGGTGCCGGGCTTGATTACGCTGGCGACAGCAGCCATTGTCGCGTATCTGCAAAGCATCCCGATCGGCGGATCGGCGCTGGTCGCGGAGTTGTATGCGCTGGTGATGGGAATTGCCGGTGTTGCCAACTATGTCCCTTCGCTACCTGCTGTAGAGAGTACAACGTCGACCACTGCGCAGAAAATCATGCCCGGCACAATCGCCATAACCGGCCCCGCATGAAAATAACCCAGCGCCTCATCAACTACCTGCACCGGGTCTTCGACAAAAACCCGGCCAGGTTCGTCGCGTTGCGCATCGACTGCGACGGAACCGGCCTGACCTGGAAAATCCACGACGCCATCCTGACCGCCACCCCAGTCGGCGGCACAGCGTCATCGCTGTCGATCGATCTGAACGCGTACACGGTCACGGCGCTGGCTGCCTATATTGCCGCAGAAACCGGCTATTCAGTCCCTTACGTCGATACCTCGGCGCTGTCGGTGCTGAGTGCGCAAGTGCTGATGGATAGCACCGGCGATGTTTCACAAACCAACGGCGACCATCTGTACGGCTATACCAGCGTGGTGTGGGCGTATATGGACGCGAACGCGGCGGAACTGGAAGAAGCCGGTACGCAAATCGACAACATGCTGCAGCAGATGAACACGATCACCGCGAGCGGCTCCTGGCTCGATTTCCAAGGAGCCTACTACGGCGTGCCGCGCAACGTCGGCGAGCAGGATGCGCAGTACGGGCCGCGCATCATCGCCACCGTCATTCGCCCGCTGGGGAACAACGTCGCCATCGAATCGGCGCTGCGTGTGCTCAATGGCGGCCTCGCGGCGTCGGTCGTGGACTACGACGAGATCGTCAATGGCAGTTATGGACTGTTCGACATCAGTTTCGCCGTCAGTCTGGCGATGCTGCAGGTCGACACGATTCTTGGCTGGCAGGGCGCGATCAACGCCATCATCGAAAGCATGCGCGACGCCGGGACGCATGTGCGCACCACCATGATCGAAGCGCCGATCGAGGCAACGCAAAGCCTCGGCGCGCTGGCAATCTGCGGCCAGACCGTCTGGATTCACCCGTCGTGACGCCAACATCGAGGGATGATGACCTACTCGGCAACCTTGACCAAGGCTGGCGCAGCGCTCTACGCGGCGGCGCTCGCGGCGGGCGCTCCTATCGTCCTTAACCTGGCGGCGGTCGGCGACGGCGGCGGTAGTGCTGTCGCCACGCCGGACCCGACCAGGACGACTCTGGTTAATCAAGTCTACAGCGGAGCGATCGCGTCGCTAACAGTCGATCCTGGCAATGCCAACCTGATGTGGGCCGAGTTGGCTATCCCTCCCGGTAGCGGCGGCTGGACGATCCGCGAGGTTGGCCTCTTCACCTCGACCGGCGTGTTGTTCGCCATTTCCAACTTTCCCGACACCTACAAGCCGGTGGCAACCGATGGCAGCACGACGGATCTGGCGATTAACTTCGGTTTGCTGGCGTCCAATACCGCGCTGATTACCATCACTATCGACCCCTCGGTGGTGCAGGCGACGCGCGCCTGGGTGCTTGCCACAATCACCCCCGCCTATCTGTTACCGGGCGGCACGCAATACCAGATCCCACAAAAGAATTCCGCCACGCCTGGGGATATAAGCTGGCAAGACCCTAACCATCCTTGGGAATTCGCGGTAGCGACCACCGGCGGCGTGGTGGCAATTACCGCGCTGCAGGCGTACAACAAGCTGATCAAAGTCACGGGCGCACTAACCGAAGCGGTGACGCTGACCTTCCCGGCGGCGTTCGGCATGTGGTCGGTCATCAATGCAACCACCGGCGATTTCCCCGTCGAGGCGATCGCTGCCGGCGGCCTCGGCGTGCCTATCCTGCAAGGCTATGCCGATACCGTCTATTGCGACGGTGCCAACGTGTATTACGCGGCTTCGAGCGCGCTCACCAAGGCGCCGCTCGATAATTCGCTGGCGCAGGCGAGCACCGCCTATGTCGATGCCGCCGTCGGTGCTGCCACGCCTTTCCGGTATGTCGTGCCGATCTTGTCGGGGTATGGCCCGACTCCGGCTTTTAAGAGCCAGGTCGGCGACACGCCTGTCGCGCAATTCATCAAAGCGTATTCGATGGCGGTGTCCTGGTCGATGCCTGTGCTATCGACGCTCAATGTCGCCAAGCCGCTGAAGATGCGCATCCACTATACCGGCAATGTCGGCGCAGGCAATTTTTTCGTGCAGCTCGGCTATCAAGTGTTTGCCGGCGGCGCGCTGAGTTCGCCTTCCTATACAAACGAAACTGAGGCCGTGGCTGCGCCGGCGACGGCTGGCGATTTGGCAAATTACTTGACCGCGTTGATGGTCATCCCCGCGTCGGCATTGGCCGTGCAGGATCTGGTGAATTTTGTATTGACGCGCCTTCCAACCAATGCAAGCGACACGAATGCCGGAGATTTCCAGGTAACCAATATCACGATGGAGCAATAACGATGAGCATTTTAATCGGGAGCCAAAGCCCGCAGCAGCCTGCGGTATTTTTTCCGTACTCGGTGATTTATACCATTGCGATTGCCGGTATTTATCGGATTTCCGCACAAGGGGCCGGCGGATCTGGAGGCATGGCATACAACAGTGCCGGCATAGCGCAAGCGGCTGCCGGTGGTGGCGGTGGCGGATTCACGGAAATGGATATCTTCCTTCCTGCGGGCGCGGCGGTCACTATTTTGACGGGAGCGGGTGGAGTTGGGGTCGCGGCCACGAGCGGTACAGCGGTCGCGGGCAATTCAGGCGGGACCACGACGGTGACTGCAACCGGCCTATCGTTGACGGCAACGGGCGGCGGCGGCGGTGGCGCAAATATCGTATCTGGCACACAGGCAAGCGGCGGCGCGGGCGGCATCGGGT